TGTAAAATTCCCTCTAAAGGCTCAAGAAATGATTTTTCAAATTGTAACTTATAATCTATATATTTTTCTAATTCAAATTCTTTCGGGAGATTGTTTAACATAGCAATAACTTTATCACCCGTTGGGTTTGGATCTTTCAAATACACAAATTTAATCTTTTCTCCTTCTTTAATTATCGGATATTTTTTGGATAATTTTTTAGTCTTCAACAGCTTATTATAAATCAATGATCCTTTTACATGAATTGGAGTCGATTTTCGATAAATTGTTGATGAATCTGCATATTTTTCTAATCCTTTAACTGAACGAGGAAAAGCAATATCTTCGGCAGGAAGAGTACTAAATTCATTCTTAAACTCTTCAATGTACTCAATAACATCATCTTGAGTACCATTCATGATTATATTAAATGATTTCTTTAGGGACTTTCGGCAGGGTTCAGGAGTAGAACTTCTAATTGCCTCAATTCCCATAATTTTAAGTCTAGGTGTTTCATAGCGAATACCTTCTGAATCATGAACATTCAAAATATATCTTTTCTTAGAAGTCCAAATTCCTGTATCAGCAATAACCTCCCGCTTCATGAGCATCTTCTGCTGAAAAGCATTGGTATAAACAGCAAGATTATCATAACACTTTTCAATAATTTTTTCTAATTTATCCTCACATACTTTATCCAAAAAATTAATTATTTTCTCTTTATCAGTTAATCCTACTTTTTTAATAAGATCATCAAGAGATACATATAAAGAATCAGTATCAGAAGCTAAAACATAATCTTTATCTTCGGTTTCTAACACTTTATTTAAATATTTATTTACTTCATTTTCAGCCCAGCGAATAGATAACTGACCAGCAACAGAAACTGCTTCAGCATTTCTTACATCATAAAATCGAAACCATTCATTTCCAAGAGCGCCATAAGCAGAATTAAGAGCAATCTTGAGATTCATCTGCATATTAAAATATTGAGATAGTTTATTAGAATCAGCATTTCTTCCCTTCTTCTGCTCTTCAAACAACAATTTCTTATATCTTACACGGTCATTATACATTTTCTCCATGAGAGCGGGAAGAAATCCTTGCCTGTCCCTTGAATAAAGAGAGCCATTCGGAGTGATGGTCTGATTTTTTTCTTTCAAAAAAGATGTATCAAACTCTTCATTTAACATAGCATCAACACCTGGAGTCTCATGCATACCTTGAAGAGTTTCCGGTGATATATTATACTGCATAATCAAATGCGGATACAAACTATTTAAATCAAATGAAACTACCCAATCATGTCGACCAATAATAGGATCTTTTACATAAGCTCCCTCATATCCTTGGCCTCTAGTCTTTTTCTTTTGTGGAATTACGATGTTCAATCTTTTTAAGTGGCTATAAATAATCGCATCCCACATTCGGGTTTGAGCAAATACATCATTATAATTACAATGAGAAAGATATGCCAAAGAAATAACCATTTCCATGAGTTTCATCTTTGCTTCAAGTCTTTCAACCAACTCCACATCTTTGATATTATACTCAATAAACTTTTGATAATCTAATTTATACAATTCATGTAAAGTATCATATTCTGAATAATCAAGTTTAGCTTCACCAAGTTCTACATAAGCAATATGTCCTAGAGTATAAGATTCTTGATTAACATAAATGAATTTCTTATAAGTATCCATGTAATCTACAATAGACAATCCAGATAATTCATATGCCTGTGTTTCTTTTCCACCTACACCAAATATTTTATTTTCTTTGATATATCCCCAAGGAGATAATTTCTTCATTTGTTTTTCGCCAAATAGGCGATTAATTCTATTAACCAAATATGGAATATCAAAGAATCGAGTATTCCAACCAGTAATAATATCTGGATAATTTTTACTCCAATCAGAAAGAAACCTTTCTAGTAATGCTTTCTCATCCGAACATTTAATGTATTCTACTTTTTCTTCTTTGTTGATAAAATCACCACATCCATAAACCAAAAACTGATTTCCCATTTTAATTGATATGGCAGTAACTTCTTCTACAGCGGGTCCTGGTTCTGGAAATCCATTTTCAGAAGCAACTTCAATATCAATAATTGCAATTCTGATCTTGGAATAATCATAACTGATCATCTCTTCTGGATATTTGTCACAAATATAAGCATACTGAAACATAGTCATGCCATAGATATCAAATCCTTCAACATCTCTATATTTTTGAATGGAATTTTTTGTTTCTTTGATGGAGCCCCATTGAATAGAATCTACTGGAGTGCCGTCAAGTGTGTTCCACTTGGAAGATTTTTGGGTAGGAATAAAAAGCGTGGGTTTATATTCTTCTCTGTGAGAGAAGGGGTTGCCTTGATCATCTATTCCTCTTTCAAGGATATAATCACCAAGACATTGCACATTAGTATAAAACATTAATAATATTTTTGATAAGGAATTTTTAAGTTGTCAAATGTATTATAACACCATTTGATCTGTTTGTCAATCCACGACTTGCCAAAATATGCACCAACTAAAAATAATATTTGGAGATATATTTTGAGTATGATCCCTATCAGAAAATTAATTAATTTTTTCAAGCTGCTCCTTATGGAAGAAGACCTTTCTTGTATTGTGTCTTTCCATTGACTCTTAGAGCGGTTAGCTCTGAACCTCGATTAGTATCATCCTTTTTATAAGAACAATGTACCCAACCGCTGTGGGGGTCTTTACCATCATAAAATTCTAAAATAAGTTGATCAAATACTAAATTTTTAGAAATCCATTTTGCGATATCTGGATTTGAAATTCTACTTGATTCAAAATCTGCTGCTTCTCCGTTACAATGCTGACTTGTTTTAGAACCACCAACTGCTTTATTTAATGCCGGAGAACGATAGCCGCTGTTGATACGAATTGGTCCAAATTCTTCTCTTACTGGTTGTAAAATGAAATTACAAAGATTAACCAAATTAATAACGTGTTCCCTTGTTGCATCATTTGAAATACCTAATCTGTCCGCAGTTGAACTTTTTATCATTTCTTGATATGCAAAATTCTTTGTCAAGTATCCATTATATGTTGACATTATCTTCCCTATGATTTCATTACTTCGACTGATCCAGTGCTAGGATCATATTTAATTTTAATACTTAATTCTATAGGTAATATTTTCCCATTTTTCATGGAGATAGGAAATTTACCTTCTACAGCGCCCATTAATGCATCTTTAGCAGTTGTGAAAGTATGTGAAGGATCAGATTTTACGACTTTATCTAATTCCTTTTTTGCACTATCTGGAAGTATATCATCTATCATTCTTTCCACATGATCTTTTGCTAAATCTTGAGCCTTATCCATTACAAGACCAGAAATAACATTAAACAGTAATAAAGGTAACATAATAATCCTTTATATTATTTAAAATTCAAAATCATAAGGAGCACTGTTATATTGAACCCATAATTCCAAAAATGTTGAATTATCATTTCGAGCGTCTCCAGGAATTCTCCCTCTTTCAATCATCATTTCTCTAAACAATTCTACCCCCTGAGATCCTTTACCCATTGGAAAAGCAGCATTTGTTTTATCTAATTTTCCACCAGAAGCAAGAGCACTTTTCCATGCATGGCCAAGTCTTTCTGCGGGACTCATTTCTTTTTCAGCTTTTTTGACAGCTTCAGAAACTTGAGATTTTAGGTTAGATATTCCTTTGCTTTTTCTTGCCATTATTCCTCCATTAATTAATTAATTGTTAGTGACTTATTATATTTATATATAAAATTCTCCCAATCCATGTTGACCACAAATTGGGAGAACTAATTATAATATATACATAATAAAAGAATTATCCTTTAATCACATCACCACTTCCAATAGTAATTAATCTAGGTTTTTTCTCTTCGGGAATCACCTTCTCAAGATTAATGACTAACATGCCATCCTTGAGGTCTGCTCCCTTTACAAAAATATCATCGGAAAGTGTCCAACATCGAAGAAAGGTTCGCTTAGCGATTCCTTTGTGAACATAAGAATCCTCAGAAGTATCTTCCTCCTTTTCATCAAGTTTCTTTGAACGGATGGTAAGACTACCTTCTGTAACTTCAACCTCAATATCATCTTTTGAGAAGCCAGCAAGGGCAATCTCAATGACATATTGAGCTTCGTTGATTTTCCGTATGTTGTATGGAGGATACCCCGAATCACGAGTAAGATCCATATCGAAAAAACGATCAAAAATTGAATCGAATCCTACAGAGAATCCCATCATTTTTTGAAGGTCTTGGGGTGTAAACGCAGAGTGTCGTGCTAAATGTAACATAATTGCCTCCTTATAAAAGCAAGGTTTAAAATAAACTCATCCCATAGCACATGGCGGTGAGCAGTATAGTGAGGTCATCCCTATGATGCACCTCAATCACGCCAACCTTCTCCTCTCAGGAGATGTTGACAGCGATGTTTAAAAACTGTCCAAATTAACTCAGTAAAAGAGTCTGCAGTATAATTTCCAGAATCTTTGACTAATAACTTGTATTTGGTTTTCATAAAATCCTCATCAATCATCCAATTTTCATCATGAAATTCATTCATAAGCAAAATAATAAAGGGCGAATTACCACCCTTTATTACACTATAACATATTTATATCATTTGTCAAGTATCTACTTTTTAGAATAGATACCCCACAAAACCCAAATTGCTGCCAATCCAACTAATCCTTCGGCACCTAATTGTTTAACTAGGGCTAGTACTGAACCTACAATGTCGAGGCCCAGAAAAGGAATAGCGGCACCAAAAATGATCTGTAAAACCACACCAAGTGCGATTAAGGCCAGACCGGCTTCTGTAAGACTGCGAATCCAGCCTATTGCTTTATCAAGCATACGATAAACTCCTATTTGTATGTTTATTTTCCTGTTGAACCAAATCCACCATCACGCTCAGTCTTCTGAACCGGTGGGTTCTTGGCTTCTATAAAATCATATTGAATTCTTTCCACCAATTCAGCTTGACATATCCTATTTCCATTATTTATACTCTTTGGAGATTGTGATAGGTTAGTCATCATAACATATAGTGGTTCAACATAATCCCAATCTATAACTCCTTCACAATTTGTCAGGTACAATCCTTGTTCCCATACTAAACCAGACCGAGAATGAAGGCGAACTGAATGTCCTGCTGGAATATCTAAAATTAATCCAGTAGGAATTAAAACTCGTTCCATGTTAAAAATCTGAATAGATCCATTTTTCAGAGGTCTTTCAATCTCTTTATCAAGAGTATCTTGGCGAACTTTGTATCTTTCTAGTCCATCAAGACACGCATGGAGATCAAAACACGCTGACCCTCTAGTAGCAAAAACAGGTTCTTTTGCGCTTGGGTGTGTTTTGTAATATTTTAATGATAACATCATGTTTCATCTTCTACCTTCTTGCTTCCAATATTATATTTGGCGGTTAAATTCCACTCATCTTTTTCTTTGAAAGAAAGAATTTTCAATTGATTTAAAGGAACTGTCAATTCCTCAGTTTCTGCTGGGCTTACTAATTTCATAAGACCCCATTCAGCTAATAAATTAGAAATAGTATTTCTTCTCGCTTGATCATTTTCGGAAAAGTTTGTTGGTTTTCCGTCTAGTGCAAAAAGTTCCTTAAAATGTACAATGTAATATCGCCCCTGCTTATGTAGGATATGACAGGATTGATATAATGTTTTGTCCTTTCGAGACGCGACTCCTATCCGAGTCAGGGTTTCTCTCACCTTTAGAAAATCGTCTGGATTCTCCAAGGTGCATTCTATCATAGTATCTATTGATATTGTCATTTTTCCACTCCACCTTGATTCAGTTTATTACTGATATAGGCCAGTTGATCCTGAGAAAGTATCTTCAGAGCGTCTTTGGCCTTTTCATTACCAAATCCATAGTACTCTTTGACAATATCTAAATTGTCAAGTTTCTCAGGCTTCAACCATTTGCTATACCTCTTTTTCTTTCTGATACTATTTATAAAGTAGTCAAATTGAAGCCGAGGATCAAGATGGTAGTTTCTGTTCATTTCGTTACATTGGAAGATAGTATCCATAAAGAAAGACAGCCCCCTATTTACAATAAAAGGACTGTATTTCTTCTCACTAACTTCGTCGACCATCAAATCTTCCTTAGATTCATTGATGGCTTTTAGATATTCAAATGGACTCATGATATAATATATATGGAGCGAGCAGGAGGAATCGAACCCCCATTATCAGGTTGGAAACC